CGTAACCCGGTGCACCAATCGATGGAACGGTTTGATATACGGTTAATGTGGTTACTGCGGGTGTTGTTAGTTTTGGTTTATATCCCATTGATTGGGCCAATGCCATAACGTTTTTTCTTTCCGTTGCATGTAACAATAAAGATTCTTTTAATTGAACATCTTGATAGAAAGATAATACATCTCCAACAAACGCAGCCATATCTAAAAATACACCACCGGGTGATGCTTCACTAAAATCGGAAAATGTATTTGGGAAATATGTTTTAGAATAATCAACTAAATTTTGTCTAAATGAGGCAAAATCTTTTCCCACATAGTTTATATCTCTGTTATTATTTTTCCAATTTTTATCTATTGGTTTAAGTGCCATTTATTATTGTTTTATACTTACATTTATTGTTTCTGATAGGTTTTCATTTGATTTCAATGAAAATCTAATTTCTAAATTAATTTGATGTTTATCAATATCCTCATCATCATAATCAAATACAATTTCATCAATACTAATATATGGAATCCAAATATCAACCGCACGTATTATAGATGCTTCTATTTTATTATCTATTTCACCATTTATTATTGGTTCAAATAGTAAAGACCATATATCACAACCAAAATCAGGATACATAACTCTTTCTCCTTTTCTGGTCATAATTAAATTTTTCAAATTATCTTTTGCTTGTGTAATTGTTGTAAAATTGACAGAAAAAATACCATTAGCATTGGAACTTCTATCTATTCCGATACCAATTACTTTGTAATCGTTTACTTTTAAGTCATTTACATTTACTTTACCAAGCTCTATAGCCATTTTATCTTAATCCTTTTTCTTTTTCTTGTTTTGAAAACACTTTTGCCAAATCACTATAATCCCTATTTAATGCTTTAGTTAAGGCATCCAATCCTGCATTTCCTGTTGAAGGAATTTGCTGTTGAGGTGTCTGTTGTGTTCTATAATCCATCGTTTCCCATCCATCTTCTTCATATCTATCAGGCTGAATCATATCTAAAACACTACTCTCATCCATCATACCACCCTCCGTTCTATGTGCCGGTGTAAATGGTTGTGTTTGACTCAATACCTCATTCAACATGGGGTTATTTGTAAATTGTTTTACTGGTTTTTGTTGAGTCGTAACTGCAGGTCTAATAGGACTAGTAGTTCTTGCTTCACTAATTTGCTTTAATGAAGGGGTTGATGTTTTCTTTTGTGAATTTAATGTAACTGCACCGGATTTAATCAACTTTGCCAATTCTTCTTTGACCTGTTGCTTAACTTCGTTTTTTACAACTTCTCTGATTAATCCGACTAATAATTTCGAATCCATAATAATTGTTTTAAATAAATATTGAAAGTTTGAATTTAATCTGGTATAATATACCCACTCCAAGGTAAAACTCCTGGCGCGGGTGGTGATGGTGGTGGATATTGTGCCAAAACAACATACAATCCACTCACAGTCATTAAATGCATTTTAGCAGATGCAACAAACGCATCTAAAAATGTAGATGGATTGTTATTTGCCGGAACTGGCATCGGTGTCCACACTCCTGGATTTAAAACTATTCCCTGTGTTAGTGCTATACTCTTTATTGCACCGGCCGGCGGTAATATTGGTGGTATTGGCATCATTAAACCACCTGTCCAATAACTTATTACAGCGGGCCCGATTACATCCAATAAAGTTAAAGAATTTGACATTTGTGTTTGTGATAAAAATGCAACTATCTGTGCTTCCATTGCAGCTGGATTACCCTTCATCAATGGAATCGGACTAATTGTTTCCTTACCTGCTTTTACCGCAGTATCATATGCCAATGTAAATGTTTTTGCAAACCCGGCCATATTGTTTCCAAATGTATGAGATTGCATTGCAGGTAATAAAGTTGATTTGAAGGCGCTCCAAGACATTAGTTTTTACTTAAAAAGTTTTTAGCTGCTAAAATAGTTTTTAATTTTGATTTTATTGAACTAAATTGTGCTACATTCGTAGGACCAGTTGCAGATGGTCCTGCCGGCGTTAAATAAACTTGCTTTGTTATGGCATCTATTAATTCTTCCAATATCTTCACTAACTCACCACCTAATACCATTTTTTGAACGGATGCACCTGCATCTCCTTCACCTTTATCCTTTCCTAAATATATTTTACCACTATCGGAATTTAAAAATATATTATTAGAACCTTCTGAATGAATTGTTATATTTTTCTTATTATGAAAATATATTTCCTTTTCGGCATCAATAGAATAGTTGCCATCGGTAATTACTCCTGTGTTTCCTTTACCAAATATAATAAATTCTTTTGATTTAGAAGATAAAATTATTCTATCCGAATTTACCCACAATTGGTCTCCTTTTAAATCATCTGATGATGGGTATTCTTTAAATCCAATTTTTGTTTTTTCTACTGTCTCTTTAAATGGAACTTTAATTTTATTAGATGTTATATAAATGGATGTTCCATCTTTATTTATATCTTCTTCAATTAACTCACCAATTTTTTTATCATCTAATTCCGGATTTTGTTTGTTTCTTATAAAAATACCAGGTGATGATGTTTTATCATCTTCCGTAAGAAAAAATTCGGAAAATCTAATAGTATTTCCAACTCTACCCTGTATAATCGTATCACCTTCTTTGGGTTTTAGGAATTTTATTTTTTCATTTACTTTATATTTTTTACTTTCCGATTTCTTAACAGGTGTTGGGTTGTTTGTTGTTCCCGTTTGTTTTGTTTCTTTATAATCCTTTGCACTAGATTTTGTATTGGATGTTTCTGGTTTTCTTTCCTTTGCAGTTTCAGAAGTTTTATAATCTTCTCTGTAATTTGGATATAGTGTAGTTGAATATGGTAACCAAAAATGTTCATTTTCTATTTCTAAAATAATAACAGTTTCACCTTCAATTGGGTAAGTAAAATTATTTTTATCAAAAGGAAACGCATATGCTTCTATTAAAATAGGAGTTTCTCTAGCATAAGACAATGCTCCTAAAAATCTGGAATCTTTATCTGCAAAGTTTTTGTTATCGTTGTATTTTAAAAGAAAATCATTTTTTTTATCGGTATTAAAAAAATCATCTTCTTTGTAAAAGACTTTCGTTACAGTTGCTAAAAATGAATTCATTATTTTACTTTAGTTTTTATTTCTTCAATTTCAATTTCAATATCTTGTAACTTTTCTTTATTTTTTTCTTCAACTTGATTTATGGTATCTTCCATTTCATTAAGTAATTGTGCTTTCTCACTCTCACTCAACCAACCATCTTCACCAATACCTTTGGCTTCTGCAGCCGCCAATCTTTGTGCAATGGTCGCAAGTTTAATCAAATGGTCATCGTTTTTAACCGATACCTCAATCAGGTCTTTTATGATTGGAGCAATAACAGTTGCTTCACCAACATTCTTAATTAATTTACGAAGTGATTCAATCAAATCGGAAATATTTTTCTTTTTGTTTTGTTGGTTTTCGTATATATCTTTAAACAATGATGATAGGTTTTTACCATCAAATAATTGAAATTCTGTTGCCATTATATTACTTTGTTCTTTACTATATAATTATAAAATTCCTGACTTATTAGATTATAGCCAAATGCGTTGGGGTGTTTACCAGGTTCATTCGTATCTTCAAAACAATCCGTATTTGTTTCTTCTAAATAATCTCTAAATGTTTTTTCACCAAATTTCCAATAGAGATTTTTATTAATTAAATGTAGATAATTATCATCTAAATTTAATTTTTTAGTTTCTACCATTTTATCAAATGCATCGGACATGATATATTTGATTTCGTAAAACTCTAATAGTTTTTGTAAAAAAATAATATAATTTTGATTAACAATATTATAATAATTTTGATTAAAAAGATTTTCTAAAAAAAATGATTTATATTCTTTTAAGAACGAATCGTATATACCATCATTACTTTTATAAGATTCTATAAATTTTTCAGGTTTGTTTAATAAATGCTTTACAGACCAACTAACCCATTGTTGACGTGGTAAAAATGCGGCATAATCTCTTAAAGATGAACTCCACATTATAATAACTAAATCACCCTTTTTAATTCTACCGGTCGTAATATCATCTATTATAGAATTGAATATAACAGCATTGGGATTCCCACTTTTACCATTATTTATCCAATTTATATTTAAATTTTCTGCAAGTGTTTTTACCCAAGAATGATTATTTCTGTATATTACTAACTCTTGGTTTTTTAAAGTTTTTTCTTTTTTAACATTACAACCTTCACCCTCTGTCCAACTATCACCATACGCATGTAATATCATTACTTATAAATTATAAAATTATTAATAACCAATATATCCATATCACAATTTAAAAATGTCCATATTGCTTTTTGTGGGTCATTTGTCATTGTGTGGTCTTTTAAGTTAAATGATGTATTCAACAGAATCGGTGTTCCTGTTAGGTTTTCGAACTCCTTTAATAAATTATAGTAAAGTGGATTATCTTCTCTTTTTACCGTCTGTATTCTTGCTGAATTATCAACATGCGTTACTGATGGGATGTTTACTCTATTTTTAACTTTTACTACTTGATTCATATATGGAACATCTTCTTCCGACATAAAATATTTTTGGTAATCTTCATGTGTTACCGATGGAGCAAATGGCCTAAACATCTCTCTCTTTTTGACAACCTTATTAATTCTATCTCTAATATCTGAAAGATGTGGATTAGCTAATATAGAACGATTACCTAATGCTCTTGCACCAAATTCAGTTCTACCTTGAAACCATCCAACTATTTTTCCTTTTTTAATATATTTTGCAATTATTTCACATAAACGATTTTCGTCTTGTGCAACTTCTACACATAACTTTTTATTTTGCTTTATGATATCACCAACTTTAACATCCCAATCAGGGCCTAAATATGGAGATTGATTGTCACCACCTTTTACTTTTGGATTACCCAATGTTTGATGATAGTGATATAAACATGCACCAATTGCAGAACCGGCATCCGATGGTGCAAATGGAATCCAAATATTTTTAAATGATGTATGCTGTTTAATTTTACCATTAGCCGTTCCATTATATGCACACCCGCCTCCCAATACTAAATTCTCACTACTCCAATTACTATTAACTCTATTTAATATAAAATAAAAAGATTTTTCATACCACCTTTGTAGTGCTGCCGCTAAATCTTTATGTTGTTGTTCAATTGGTTCACCTTTAAATCTTGGTGAAAATCCAATTAAATTAATAAGTTTATCATTAAACATATCAACTTCAGAAGTTTTATATGTAAAATATTTTTGATTAATTTCTAATATTTCACCAAGTCTATCATATCTTTCTATTTTATCAAAAACAAATTCATATTTTGATGCATCACCGTAAGGTGCCAATCCCATTACTTTGTATTCACCTTCATTTGGTTTGAATCCCAAATATGCTGTAAATGCTGAATACACCAATCCCAATGAATTTGGGAATGTAACTTTTGCTAATTGTTGGAACTTACCATTTCTATAAAGTGTTGCTAATATGGTTTCTTCTTCACCAACACCATCAACGGAAACCGCAATTGCCGAATCAAATGGTGATGTATAAAATGAAAATGCTAAATGAGATAAATGATGTTTGGTATAAACTATTTGACCCGTATATCCAATACTTTCTAACAATCCTTTTAAATTAC